GCTGCGCAGCGTACTGGTCCGGGAACGGCGCGCCACGGCGGTGCTGCCGTTACATGGAATAGAACACAAGATACGGCTCAGTTTTGAGCTTGAACAGGAAACCGGGAGTAGTGACGGGGCTGGTTCGCCCCCCGAAGCGAAAGCGGCGGACATACTTTAACATCCGAGGAGAAACCGCCGGTTTTGCCCCGGATGGCGAAGCATATCCCACGGAAAATTCCGCGTTCCTGTACGGCGGCGCCCAGACCCCCGTTTAATCGCGCCGCAGAGCCGTTTAATTTCGTTTAAGAAACGCGGGCGGCAAAACTGCCCGCGCACCAATACACGCGAAAACTGGCCCGTTTCTGCGGGCGTTTGGGCGCCGGTCCCGGCACCCCCGATTTTTTGCCGAAAGGAGGCCGCTGCATGAGGAGCAAAAACGCAACGATCCGCGAATTGCTGGCGGATATCCGCACGGCAGCGCAGCAGGAACAGTATAATCCCGCTGAGGATTTGAAGACCCTGCAAACGCAGTACAAACGGCTGTCAAAGCGGGAGTTTTCCCAACTGCTTGACGCCACGGTGGAAAAGTATGCCAACGGTGAGTGGTCGGCCATCCATGCGGCGCTTGTGGAAAAGGCCCGCGCCGGGGATGTGGACGCCATCAGGATGTACCGCGATATGCAGGCCGGAAATGACGGCAGCGACAAGGTGGTGATCGTGGATGACCTCTAAGGACACGCAGACGATCCGCCTGCGAGACGTGATCGGCCCGGCGTTTTACGAGACGCACCGCCAGATCAACAAGGGCCTCATTGATGAAGCTGTTGAGAAAGGCGGCCGCGCGTCCTTGAAAAGCTCCTATGTGAGCGTGGAGGTGATCCTGCAGCTGCTCCGCCACCCGGACTGCCATGCACTGGTTTGCCGGCAGGTGGCCGATACGCTGCGCGACAGCGTATACGCGCAGATCCTGTGGGCGATCGACAAGCTGGGCCTGACCGCGAAATTCCGCTGCACGCAAAGCCCGCTGCAGTGCATCTATCTGCCCACCGGGCAGCGGATTCTGTTCCGCGGCCTGGATGATACGCAGAAGATCAAGTCCATCAAGCTGCCGTTCGGGTACATCGGCGTACTGTGGTTTGAGGAAGCGGACCAGATCAAGGGCGGCGAGGACGCGGTGCGAAACGTACAGCAGTCCGCCCTGCGCGGCGGCGCGTTCGGACTGACTTTTATCAGCTTCAACCCGCCCGCTGCGGCGCGTAACTGGGCGAACAAATACGCGCTGGCCCAGCGCCCCGGCAAGCGGGTCCACCACAGCAGTTACCTGGAGGCCCCGCCCGAATGGCTGGGACCTAAATTTCTGGCCCAGGCCGAGTACATCAAAGAGACGAAGCCCACCAAGTACCGCCATGAGTACCTGGGTGAGGCTGTGGGCAACGGCACCCAGGTTTTTGACAACATCCGGCTGGAGGAGCTGAGCAACAAGCGCATCCGCAGTTTTGGCGATGCGCTGAACGGCGTGGACTGGGGCTGGTACCCGGACCCGTGGGCGTTCAATCGCTGCTGGTACGATGCCGGGCGGCGGACGCTGTACATCTTTGACGAATTGACCAGGCTGAAAACCAACAACCAGGAGACCGCAAGGCTGGTTCTGAGCCGGATCGAACGCTGGGAGACGGTGACCGCCGACAGCGCCGAGATGAAAAGCTGCGGCGACTATCGAGACGCCGGTATCCGCTGCCGCGAGGCAGTCAAAGGCCCCGGCAGCGTGCGGGAATCCATGAAGTGGCTGCAGGGCCTGACGGCCATCGTCATCGACCCCAAGCGCTGCCCCGACACCGCCAAGGAATTCACCGAATATGAATACGAGACCGGCAAAGACGGCGAGGTGCTGCCCGGCTATGTGGACGCCGACAACCACCACATCGACGCAGTGCGCTACGCCACCAACCGGCTGTGGCTGAGGAGGGGCACCTGATGAAGCTGAAGCACTGGTTTATCGAGACGTTCCTGGCGCCGTTTGCCCAGGCGGCATTGAGAGAGGAGAACCGGGAACTGCGGGAGGAACTGGCACAGCTACAGATTCAGCTGTACCGCCGCGCCGGCCCGTTTCTCTGGATGGAGCATGAGCACGGCGAAGATCTGTGACGCGGAAGGGGTATTATGAACCGATTCAAAAAGTGGCTGGTGGAGAACTTTCTCCCGCGGTACGCGAAGGAAAGCCTGATTGACGAGAATAACCGGCTGAAGCAGGAATTGCAGGAGGCACGGCAGCAGGCTGAGGAAACCTGGCGATATGCAGCCGGGCTGGAGTACGCCCTGCGGCATATACCGGGTGTGGTGGTGCACAACCATGAAAGTAAAAATCGTGACCCCTGACTGCAGGGGCTGCCCGTGGCAAAACGGCATCGACATCTGTCTGCTGCCGCGGTGTTTCAGGCACCTGATGGAAGAAATGAAGATTGGAGGTGAGGGCGATGGGCGCGTTTCTGAGGGCGCTGGCCAACAGCGACGCGAGTAATATCCAGGAAGCCCTGGGGCTGCCTGACATTACCAGTACAGAGATGCAGGACGCCATTGCCACGTGGTTTGCCGACTGGTTCGCCCGCGCCCCGTCCAAAGAGCTGGGCGAGGACCCGTGCCAGCGCCTGCCCTATGCCATCGTGAACAAGCTGTGCAAGGCGACCTTTGCCGAGTATGACAGTGGCCTACACGATACCGGGACGCCCAAACTGCAGTGGATGGACGGCGTCCGCACCGCCTGCGATAAAGTCCGGCGGCTGGCCATGCAGTGGGCCATGGTGGGCGGCGAGGCATTTTTGAAGCCCGTCATCCTGCAAAACGGCGGACTGAACTGGCAGGTGATCCGGCGGGACCACTGGAGCGTGCTGGGCAAGCTGCCGGACGGGCAGATCACCGACATGGCGACCTGCGAGAAATCGGTCATTGCCGACCGGGAGTATTACACACTGGTGGAGCGGCGCACGGCGGGGCCGGACGGCCGCCTGACCGTCCGAAACCGGCTGTATCTGTCCAGCAATGCCAACACGCTGGGGCGGCGGGTGCCGCTTCAGAGCCTGGCACAGTACGAGAACCTGCAGCCCGAATACACCTACGTTACCCCCATCGATGGCGTGGGGCTCGTACATATTAAAATGCCATTTGCCAACACGGTGGACGGTTCCACCGATGGCGTGTCCGTCTATGACCCGGCGCTGGGCCTGATCCACAACATCAACGCGAACGAATACCAGCTCGACCGTGAGTTTCAGCTGGGGCGGATGCGGATCGCCGCCAGTGCTGACCTGCTGCAGACGGCGGGTGCGGACGGGAAACACATCAAGCGCCTGCAGGACGACCTGTTTGTTGGCCTGGACGGGAGCGAGGCCAGCCTGGGCATTACCGTGTTTTCCCCTGCCCTGCGCCATGAAAGCTACGAGACACGCCGGCAAGGATACCTGAAAGCGGTGGAAAACCTGCTGGGGATCAAGCGCGGCATTTTGAGCGACGCCGAGGCCGTGAGCAAGACGGCGACCGAGATCAATTCCAGCGCCGGGGATTACAGCCTGTCCATCATCGACTTCCAGACCTTGTGGTACGACGCTTTGCAGGATGCGCTGCGCCTGGCCGACCAGATCGGCCGCGCCTACAACCTGTGCGGCAGTGAAGCCTGGGACCCGGAGACGCTGACCGTGACCTGGGGCAACGGCGTCTTGTATGACGCTGACGCGGAATGGACCGAGCGCAAAGAGATGGTGCAGATGGGCCTGCTGAAGCCGGAGCTGGCGCTGGCCTGGAAGTATGACCTGCCCGCCGAGACTGAGGCCGACCTGGCTTTCATCCGGCAGAAATATATGCCGGAGCTGGCGGATCTGGAAAGATAGGTGACGCCGCATGACCCAGGAACAGCGCGATGGGCTGAACGATGCGGCGCTGGCGCTGACCGAGCCGATCATTGAAGAACTGCTGAAGGACATCAGCCGCCGTATCAAAAAGGCCGGGGCCATCACTGACACCGCCGAGTACGAGCTCTATCGCGCCCAGGCGTTGGGCGAAAGCAAAAATGCCATTGCCCGTGCCATTGCCCGGCAGACTGAGATCAGTAATGAGGTCATTGATGCGCTGATCGAATATGTCGAGGATGCCTCGGTCCGGTTTGAGGACAACGATTATCTGCAGCAGCTGACAGATGGATACAGCGAGATCACCAAGCAGAAAACCACTGAGCAGCTGCAGAATCTGTGGGCAACGGCCCCGGATGGCAAAACCGTTCCGCTGCAGGACGCTTACGCCAGGGCACTGGACTTTGCCTTCCGGCAGACCGCGACCGGTGCGTTGGATCTGAATACAGCGATCCGCCGCGCCGTGGGGCCACTCGCTGAGCGGGGACTGCGCACAATCGAGCAGAAGAACGGACGCAGCGTGGGAATCGAGTATGCCTGCCGCCGGTACCTGATGGATCAGATGGGGCAGCTCGACAACGCCATCCAACAGCAGAACCACGACCGGCTGGGTTGCAACGGATGGGAGATCAGCGCCCATGCTGCCTGTGCGCCGGACCATGAGCCGATCCAGGGCCGCCAGTTCACCGATGCAGAATTCGAGGCTCTGAACGCCAGCTTGCAGCGGCCCATTGGCCGACTGAATTGCCGCCATGTGGCCGACCCTGTACAGATCGGTGTGGACACGCCGGTGTACAGTGAAGAGGATCTTGCCGGGATGGCCGCTGACAACGAGAAAGGCGTGACCTACAATGGAAAACACTATACATTGTACCAGGCCGGGCAGGAGCAGTCCGCAATCGAGAACGCGATCCGCCGGATGCGCCGGCAGGTATTGGTGGATGAAGAAAGCGGCAGCGGTGACCTGCAGAAGCATCAGATCCGGCTGAGGGTTCTGCAGAGCGAATATAGCCGGTTTTGCCGCGCCACCGGGCGGCGTACCCGCACCGAGCGGCTGTATACGGCCGGTTTCGGCCGCAGTCAGGCCAGCAAGGCCGTGTGGACGTACCGCAGGGATGTGCAGGGCCGCAAACTGCAGAAGCTCAACTATGCGGATGATGTGACCCCTGAACAGCGCAGCAGCATCGAAAAGGAATTGTCTGTACTGCCGCAGGCCCAGCGAGAAGCCGCCGAGCAGCAAATTTCTGCGATTCATATCACCAGCGATCCTGACAAAAGTGGATATGATCCCAAAACAAAAGAAATCCTCATGTCTTCGCAGTGGCGGCCCGGAGATGTCATACATGAGTATGGCCATGCGTTGGAGCGCGAATTGAATCTTCAGCACAATGCGAAATACAAGGCGCTTCGTAAAAAAGGGCTTGACCTTGCGGATTTCAGCAAAGTGATGTATGATGATACCACATACACAGAGAAGATATACTATTTTGAGAACGATAAGTTTGTCAGTACATATCAGGGCCGTATCTATATGCATCCCGACTACGGAATCTTTTCAAAGTCCGGCACATCCGTCAACAGCAGTATGATGCTGGAATATTTCAGCGAAGGATACCGGGAATACTATACAAACCCGAAGAATTTGAAACTGCACGACCCGGATCTGTATGATTTTATAGAGGGGCTGTTCAAATGACAAAAGAAGAAGCCATGCAGACAACAGATGACAAAATGTTGTTTGAGGCAATGAAAGCCGACCCTGCACTTCTTCAGGATGACGAAGTGCGCAGCCATTTTAATAAAATCACTTATGCGAATTTCGTGGCATCCATCGAGAAATCCGGCCAAAAGTATGACCCCGATATCCACTACGACTTCCGAAAAAAAGACCTGTAAACACGTTTCAAACACCGTTTGCACCGCATTTAAGCGGTGCTTTTTTGATGCCCAAATTTCCCATCAGGAGGCCATGACTATGGTATTTCACCCCCATCCGCCGCCCCGGCCGGCAAAGCTGCGCCGGCACCGGCCCCGCGACAAACTGAAGCATCGGAACCACCGCCCCTCTCTGGAAGGGGCGTTTGTTGTATCCGAAACCAACACAAAACCACAAGGAGGAGCTTATGCTCGAATGGCTGAAAGACATCCTCGGCGACAGTTACACCGAGGAAATCGACAAACAGGTCAGCGATGAGATTGGCAAGGCGTATGCGCCGCGCGCCGACCTCGACAGCGCGAACGAGGCCAGGGCGGCCGCCGAAGCGCAGCTGGCCGATGCAAATAAGACCATCGCCGGCTATAAGGATATGGACATCGACGCGATCCGCCAGTCCGCCGCCGACTGGCAGGCCAAGGCGGAGCAGGCGCAGAAGGATGCCGATGCCCGCGTGGCCGCAGTGCAGTTTGACGCGCGGCTGGACGGCGCCATCGGCAAGCGGCGCGGCCGCAGCGCCAAGGCCATCAAGGCGCTGCTGGATATGGACGCCCTGCGCGGCAGCAAGAACCAGGACCAGGACATTGACGCCGCCCTGGATGCGCTGCAGAAGGACAGCGGGTATCTGTTTGAGCCGGTGGAGACCCCGCCGCCCTATGCGGCCGGGACCGGCACCGCTGCTGTCCGCCAGACCACCAACCGCGATGTGGCCATGCGCCGTGCGATGGGCCTGCCTGACAAGGCGGCCGACCAGAAATAAGGAGGAAACCACCTATGGCAAATGCAATCGAACTGGCAAAAAGCTATGTGCCGCTGCTGGATGAGGTCTATGCCCGCGGGGTGCTGACCAGCGACCTGGACGGCGCGCCGGAGCTGGTGCAGCAGGGCGCCAACGCCAACGAGCTGATCATCCCCATGATGGATATGCAGGGCCGCAACAGCGGCTACGTGCAGGGCGATGTGACCCTGGAAAACGAGACGGTCAAGTGCAACTTCGACCGCGGCCGTATGTTCTGGGTCGATTCCATGGACGACCTGGAGACTGCTGGCATCGCCTTCGGCCGCCTGGCGGCGGAGTTCATCCGCGCGAAGGTCGGCCCGGAGATCGACGCTTTCCGGTTTGCGACCTACTGCTCCAAGGAGGGCATCGGCAAGAAGGAGGAGACCCTCGCCGACGGCGCGGCT